TCACTTGGAGCATTAGGTGGATTAAATAAAGTGCTTGTAGGTTTAGCAGATGGTAGAGTAAAGTGGCAAGATGATGATGTGGTTGAAGCATTAACATATGGAGCACTATGGCAAGGAGATCCAACTAACTATAAGGTAGAACTACCTATAGGAACAGTTGATCAAATACTTATTTCTGATGGAACTACTTTTGCTTGGCAAGATAATCCAGCTGCAATTGTAGGTGAAGTTTGTGCTGTATATAGAATTCCTTTATGGACACCTGACTCAAATACATTAGGTTGTTCTTTACTTATTCAAGATGGAAACTCTAGTACTCCTGCTACTAAAATTACTAATGATGGTCAGCTAGCACAAAAAAAAGAATTATTCTTAGAGAATGTAGCACAAGATGACACACTTACCCAAGTACTTGTTAGAGACGCAGCTAATGCAGATGAAGTTAAATATAGAGATGTTGCTACAATTGTTCCTCCTGTAGGGTTTGATACTCTTACAATGAGTACAACTGCAGATTGGACACAAACTTATCTTAATGCATATGTACCACTAGATGATACAACTGTAACATTTATGCGTATAGCTGGTATGAGTAGTTTAACAGATGGTCAACAAGGAGAAGTTATTGCTGAAAATGTAAAAACAGGAACTCCTTTAGCACAAGATGCTCTTAGATTTCCTGATGGATGGGGTGTTGTAGGTGAAACATGGTCAAATAGAGTTTCATGGTTAACAGGATCTTCAGGGTCAAATGGTTATAAAGATACAGACACTCTTCTTTTTGGAGAGTCACTTAAATTAAAGTATATAAACTATCAAGCTCCGGGTCAACCAAACAATGTATTATTCTGGGACTCATGTTGTAAGTTATATTCTAAAAATAATTGTCCAGTAGGAACAAATCAAACTCTTACAACGAATGAAGATGTAGCTATATCAAGTCAAACAATAGTTGTAGATGACGGTTATGGTGGTTATGGTCTTACTTATGCTATTGTAACTAATGTAAGTAATGGTACTTTAGCGTTTAATACAACTACAGGTGCATATACTTATACTCCTAACGCAAACTACTTTGGTACTGATCAATTTACATATACAGCAACAGATGGTTATTGTATAACTGATCCAATAACTGTAACAATTATTGTTGTAGCTGTAGCTGAACCTCCTATATGGACTAGTTCTTGTCCAGATACAAGTAGTCTTGTTGCTGGTGATGTTTATACATATAATTATACAGTGAGTGATCCAGATCATGCATGTAATCAACTTACTACAAGTTTTACTTTAATAGACAATTCAACAGGTAATGCTACTACATGGGGTGGTACAGCAACCAATACTTATAATAATGATTGTACTGGAACTTTTACAGGAACTTACCCTGCAACAGGTGGTGCATTTACATTAACAATGACAGTAACAGATCCCGATACCCCAGCTAACTCTACAGGTCAAGTTTGTAATATAGCAGGCCTTGTACCAGACAAAGATACATTCTTTAACTTCTGGTTTGATGTATCAGGTTCAATGAATGATATTTTGGGTGTCATAGCATCAAACTCTAGTCAATCTATAGTATATGCTGAATCTGATGTTAGTAATACAGGAACTGGTACTATGACTTTAGCTATGGACAATAACACCTCTGGAATTAGAAGGGTAGATATACCTAACCAAATAGATGGTGGTGATGTAAATAATTGGAATATTGCTAGTAATCATGGTACTAACTCTTGGTTTGTAGTGAGAGCAGGAATGACAGTAACTGGTGTAGGTATTCCAGCAAACACAACTGTTGCTAGTACAAACTTTTTAACAAATCCCATTACCCCTCAAATTGTATTAACTAACCCAGGAAATGTACCTCACACTGTTGGTAATAGTGTAGAGTTGAAGTTTCAGTTAACTCAGGCTATGAAAGATGCTGACTATGCAGATGCACAGAATTTAAGAAATAAATTCCAAGACTTCTATGCAACAGCAGGAGTACAAGGATCACCAGACTTTAACACAGACAATACAACAAATGGTGCAGACAGATTTGACTCACATGTAATATGGTGTCATAGTGGTGCTGAAGCTCCTTTATCAGCTATGGCTAATAGAACGGTGGGTCAAGCAGCAAATGGTGCTTTAGATGTAGGTCCTAATGCTAATCCATATGTTGCTGGTGCAGATTGGTTCTTTGATGCTTCACAAATATTTATGCTTGTATTTTTTGATGAAGCTTCTAATACATCATATGATACTTATCAGGCACCTACTAGACAAACAGGTCCAACGAATGCTAATATTACAGGTCAGTCTACAGAAGCTGTTAATGTATTTACAAACACCAGTAGTGCTGTAACTTTAAGAGGTACATTCTTTAATATGGCACCTAATAGTGCTACTACTCCTGAACTAACAACTGTTTATGGTTATAATGGTGCATTAAGTGTAGGTATGACTACTCAAATACCTCAAATAGGTAACGGAGCTAGCCCTGGATTTAGTGCATCTGCTGCAGCTTATGCCGCTACCAGTTTTAATACTTTATATACTAACTTTTGTTATAATCAAGCAAACCCACAAATTAGAGTATACCCATATAGTAATCCAGGTTCTTTTACAACCAATGGTTTTCCAGGTGTACTATCTGATACAGGGAATGGTCAATACTATTTTAATGCAGTAATAGCTGCTTTAGCTGAACATAACTTAATAATATAATTATGAGTAAACAAAAAACAAATAACGCTACTAGTCCTATGAGCCCTTACAGTCCTAAGCCTAAACCTGTTGGGTCAGTGGTTACTAATCAATCAACTGGTAAAGGTGGTTTTGATTCTGGAGGTGCTACCTCTACAAGTAATATGTATGGTATACTATCTGGAAACTTTGAAAGTAAATAATTCTTTATGGATGAATTACAAAAACTAGCAGATGAAATATCTTTTAGATTACTAGCTACGAGAGATCATCCAGACTATGAATGGTTAAAAGAAAAATTAAAAGAAGTTCATACCCCTCCATCTACATAAGCTGATTCAGTTCCACTTATAATATCTATAGGTAATTGTTCAATAGATTTTATCTGATCTTTTACATCACGATTTCTATTATATTGTTCAACAGCAGCTACAAGACCTTTTTTCTTTTCAAGTTCAAGTTCTTTCTGTAAACACGCTAATGCTCTCCAAGCTACTTTTGCTGTATGACGAATTCCATCTTCATCAATACTTCCAGCATCTATAAGGTGTCTGGCTAAAGCATCTAAGTCATCATTTGATTTAGTACGGTCCCAATGTAAAGGCTTATCAGGATGGTGTTGTATGTTCCCCTGTAACGATACATTAGCTATTTCTTTGATAGCATCAGGAAAATATTTTAATACGCCAGTAAAAACTGGTCTTTGTTTTCTATCTTTTGCATTCATCTTTTTTTCTTTTTATTTTTTCTTCTTTCACTCATAACATCTTCTATCTTTCTAACTTCATAAGCACCACACGGTCCATCTGCAGCACCTAATGTTGCTTTTCTATGTGTTCTTTGCCAATTGTATGTTTGGCTATCTTCACTACAAGGTATAAAGTTTATACCTGCCTTAGCATATCTTTCTAATTCTCTTTTTTCTTTTCTTGTCATTTGTCTTTATTTTTATGGTAGTCTATTAAGAATCCGGTTAGTACGAGTAAGTTGAGACCCAGACTAATTATAACCTCATGTATATCTTTATATATATTTACGCTTAGATGTATATGTCCAACGATCCAAAACGGTATAGCCATTTGCTGACTGTACCATATTAATGCAAACTCTATGAATTTTTTCATGCCAGCCAATCTCTTATAGATTTGTCATCTTTTGATTTTATTTCTTTAAATAAACCCATTACTTCCATCCAGTAATTTATTAGTAATTTATTTTTTATTTCATCAGAGCACCACTGCAACTGTAGGATATGTATATGCCCTTCTATTGGTCCAAGTGAATTATATATACTTTTAGCTCTTTCTTCTGGTTCAGTCATGTGTGTTTTACTCCAGTCCATATATATTAGGTGCAGGAGGCCCACACAAAAGCTAAAAAACATTTAATAATTATTAATTTGGCAATACGCCCATTTGTGTGGTTGGCTTGGCCTCCCTTTATCTATTCACCTAACTTTTTATAAAATATTAGATAACCTACTAAGATCACTAATACCGTAACTACTATTACTTCATTGTTACTCATATCCTGCCCATATACATTTCATGAATAAGTCTTTTATCAGTAATATCTTCATCTATAACAATGTCAACACTGTCTTCCATTGTTATGTCAATTAAGTTAGGGTCATTATTTAATTCTAAGTTACCGTATAAATTTTTATTAATTAACTCTGATGTAATAAAATCATGAAAGTTCTGTTGATCATTCAACCAGTCCCGTGGGTGAGCTTTCTTTAATGCATGCGTAATATGATTATAAAATGACCATGCACTGTTAGTATTAACTCCATAATCAAAAGATGGTTTATCCATCTCCTTCTTAGTCATAGATACTTGTTGTGTGTCTAATAGATCTTCATCAATAAATAATCTACCTACAAGTTCAGACTGCTCTTTACAATCTAAAGTAATAGTCTTCAGATATTCTTTATCAGCAATTAATCTACTATAGTACTTTTCAGCACTTTTGATTTGGTCAGACATATGCACTTTAGTATCCATATTGGCAGTACCAGTATGTTTCCTATTATAGTTCATCATATCTCCTGCTACCATACCATTACCACATACTTTTACATATGCACCAACGCTACACTGGAATCTTGTTGATTTATCATATGAGTTTGTCCAAGCAAACATCATCCCCAGCTCTTCTTCTTTCATAGCAGTATTATCTGGGTTCTTTGGTCTTAAATAATAGATCCCCTGTGCTACATTAGCATTCATATTAGATCTATAGACTTCTTTTATTATAGAGAATCCACTTGTATTGAGTAGACTCATTGCATTATCTATCACCTCTTTGTGAGAGATAACTGTGTAAGATTTACCATGTACTGGTAAAGGTTGAGTTTCTAGATATGATCTAGTAACTTCTTTTGGTTTAATGTATCCCATAATTATAAACTTATTTAGTGTAAATATAGTAATTCTTTTTGACTCAGCAAATTATAACAAAGAAACTTCTGTTACAAGGCCTTCTTTTTTTCCATACTCTTTAGCTTCACCTGGATTATCAGCAAGAACCAGCATCCACTGTTTGTGGTATTGCGGGTCCTTACTTAATATCTTATCCCAAGGAATGAAATATACATTGTACTTGATCATTTTAAAATAATTTTAATTGATTAGATGAAACAGTTAAAATACTATCTATCTCAGACTCAATTGCTTGCAAATAATAACCTTTATTGATATCATAAGTTTCCCACTTTGGTTCTACTTTCATATCATTGAATAAAGTTTGCACCCAACGTCCTGCTTCTAGTTGTATTTCTCTACCATCATCTTTATTTACTTTTAAAATCTTTACCCCATTATTAGATATATAGTATCTATTAATCTTTTGTAGAGAGTCTTCTTTAAAAGCACCATTCTGTATATACCTTGCTACCTGGGCCCATTTACCTTTAGATTTACCACCTATACAGTAATCTAGTATATTTTTATTACTATCTAGATAATCTGCAGGCAATATATCATTAACAAAATAGGCATATATAGCTTTGGGTATAACTAATTTGGATTTGTTTTTATGCATTTGAAGATTATGAAAATCAAATCTACCTTTTAACTTAACCGGAGCAAAGCTAAACTTATCATTCTCTACCTTAAATAGATAGTGAGGTTGTTTTTGCTTTATATCTCTAAATTTAGTTATGTCAACATCTATATAGTTATTTACTCCTATATAATTATTTACATCAGATAGAACAAGCTTTTGATATTCATCATGTTCAAGGTTAAGATTGGTAGTGTCTTCCCATTCTTTACATATTTCCATGTATAAATCCATATGTTCCCTTGGTATTATAGTCTCAACACCATCTGTATTCTGTAACAATGCAATAGCACCTGGTATCCTTTCCATTATTTGTTCATACAACATCATCAAACTTAATTGACCGTTAATTGTAATCTTACAAAACAACTCAGGATCATAGAAGAAGCTATTCACATCATTGCTAAGGCCAAATGTAGAATTAAGTATAATCTTATATACATAGTTCATAGGATTGCTCTTAGGTATCTTCTTTCTTTCATTAAAGAACCACTCATACTGATCACAGAATTCATCTACTGGGAAATGACCCGGTGAAAATTTATTTCTAATAGCAAGGTTAGGATAATAACTTGTTACATCCGAAGACATAATTACCATATCCTCATTACTTTCATAAATTCCTTTCTTAGCTGCACCGTGTACACCACCTGTACCAAAATCTGTCTTTACATCCTTATAGTTAATGCTATATTTAAAACTTCCTTTTAAATTACCTGCGTCAACCTCTAAAGATTTAAACCTATCATGTAATAATTTAAACTCCGGAGATGTAAATGAGATGTATGGTAATATTATATCAGAGATCTTAATACTACCTCTATGAGTTCTCATCTCTCTAAGGTTACGTTTAGGTATATTTAACTTCTGAGTTAGATAATACCCAAATAACTCTTTACTTATTCTTGGTTCTGATGCACTATATAGATTAATACCATACGTGTCTGTAAGTTCTTTCCTTAGTTTAATCTGTGACTTTGATCTGTTAAAGATTTCTTTAGTTGACTTAACATCATTTATACAGTACTCTAATATAGTATTGATCTGCTCTTGTGTAGTTATTTCCGTTTCATGATGGATAGGCATATCTAAAATATTTTGCCAGTCCATACTATACTGAATCCACTTAAGGCTTGAACGTTTAGCCGGGTTGTCCCAATGATGTAATTTAAATAAATCTATCTGACCTATTTTCATTTTCCATTGTGGATAATCACTAAACTCTTTTGCATTAGACTTTTCTATACAATGCTGTGCATAATTGTAAATAATACATGCTACATCACAACCACTTAGGTTGGCATCCCATTGTTTATAATTATCTAATATATAGTGAGTGACTTGACCATCAAATGCTAATCCATTATAGGATATATGCCACTCTTTTTTATTTATATTTTCATTTAGGAATTCTATAAACTTATCTAAATCATTTTGTAGATCATGTATTACAAACACTTTTGTTTCTTGTGTCTTATAGTGTTCAAATACAGCCGTAAAACAATTAGATAAAGTCTCATAATCCATTACCCAGTGTTTCTTCATTCTTTTTGTTTGTATTTACCCATTATACCACTATGTTTTCTAGGATTACCATATTTTTTAGTTCTCTTATCAACATACTTGTATTTCTTTTTTTCTGGATACTTAGAGACAGTACACATACCCTCTCCAAACATCATTGCAAATGCATTATATTCTTTAGTCTCAGGATTATAACCTGGAAGTCTATTTTTATTCATATCTATTAGAGCCAAAAAAAGCCCAAATCAATGAGCTTTTCTTTTTGAGTCAATAGAGTCAACCACGAACTATTGACCAGGTAATATTATATTTGAAACTTTAGTTTCTTTAACATCTGTTTGCATGAATTGGCTATAGTCAAACTCAGTTGCATTGACACCAAACATGTGAATAAAAGTTTCTATATCAGCTTTGTCACTCAAATAAAACTCAGAGAAAGTATCTACTAACCTTCTTTCTTCTTTAACTGTTTTACCAGTCTGTTGATTAGGAGTCTTTAATCTTTGAGGGTCACCATTATCATCTAGTTTTGGAACCATGTGATATGATTGTTTCATAACTTTGCTAATTACTGCTAATATGCCTGATGCAGGATCAAACATAGCTTCTGTATAAGGAGAGTCTAAGCTCACCGGTATCATTGTAAAGGATTTTGCATTTCTGAAACTAGAATTAACTAACATCATATTTTGTCCTATTGTTGCCATAATTATTTTGATTTGATTTTGTTCAAAGATATTGAAGTATCTTCTAATAACCTAACTAATAGATAATTATTATCTATAAGAGTTTCTTTTTTTAGATCTGGGGGTGTGCATATTTCATACACATCCTCTAGTGATTGTATATCAACATCTAAAAACTCAGCATACTCTTCATGTGAACTTTCTGGTGATAAAAATGCCTGTATATATTCAGAAACTTTATCATCATTACCAAAGAAATCAAGTATTTTAATTTTACTATCAACAGAATATTTAGAATATTTACCGCTAATAAAATTATCATAGTCAAATTTAAGTGGTTTAAAGTCAAACACAAACAAATGTTTGTTCTTTCCAAGAACTATATGTTCTTCAAAGTATTTGTTAGGTATTATATTTTTTAATATAAACTTCTCAAAGCTTTCATTTAAAGGAGTTTTGTATAAGCATAAAAACATTCTATCCTCAATAGAGTACACATCTTCCCAAGCACAATAAGTTTGTTTAGGAACATGTGTTAAGCCTTTTCTATATTCCAATAAAGGATATAGAAAGACTTTACTCTTTTGAAAATATTCTGTATAGACACCCATACTATAATGTAACTTTATTTACTAAGAATTCATAAGGTAAACTAAAGTTTCTTTCCTTGTAATGATAGTTTGCAGCATTTAAAACACCACTTAATCCTTCCGCCCAGCCACTTAATGTATCTTGAGATACATCAAATACATATGATTGGTTATACTTATCTATTACAACGAATTTAAACTCTATAGTATAATCATCCCGGTTCTCTACTTGTGACATAGAGTCCCAAACAAGCTTACAATATATAGATGCCTGTAACCAATAGTTATAAAAGTCAACAGACTCTTTAAAGTTTGATATAGTCTTGCCAGTTGTTTTTAAATCTGATATAACAATCTTCTTTTCTTTATGATCTACACTATAGAAATCTATATAACCATGTAAACCAAAAGGTAACCCTTTTAATTTAGCAGTTAAATATTTCTCAGCATGTGTTTCATAATCATCTAATTCAAAGTCTGTAGTCTCATTACTAAACAAACTCATTACTTCATCTTTATTCTTGAGTATATTAACCTGTTCTGTAGATCTATCTAACGTAATCTGATCTATTGTATCTTTATTAGTATTACTTAAGAATTTCCAATAAGACTCATTGTCTGCTGTTACTATTTTTGCTATCCTAGCTTCATCAGCTTTTAATGACTGATATAAGTTAACTGACTTTAAAGAGTCTAATATAACAAAGTCATCACAATCTGCAAGTGTTTCCGCATCTGTATGAAGTGTTAAATCTTTCAGCACTTTTTTTACAGAATCTGTTGGGATTTTACCAGGCATAAGATTAAACTTACTCTCAAAATTTTCAGGTTCAAACAATAAACAATGTAAAAGTTTACCTTCTACTAAATGTTTATCAGTTCTTATCTCTCTGTCTTTTAATATATAGTCCTTGTAGAACAGGGACGGTGAAAATAATAATTTATTTAAAGAAGAGTAGCTAAAGCAGAACTTTTTGTCTGCATAAAACTCCTCTTCTTTTTGATAATTTCTATTCATCTATCATATTTTCTATTTCATCTGCAATATACAAATTATTTATGTCAACTTTAAATACTTGAGATCCATTTCCTACTAAGTCTTTCATTAAAGTATTCATTAACTTTTCTCTTGTTTTATCTACTGCAAACCGTGTTAATTTTCTGTCATTAGCTAACGTTTTTAAATAAGAATTAAATGACCATATACCTGTGGTATTATGATTACCTTCATACTCCTTTAATCTAGCACGCAGGGCTTTAACATTTACTGAGTTCCAATTGTTAGTTGCCTTAAACCAATCATATTGCCAGAAATATAAACCGGAAACAACATCAAATGATTTTTCTATATTACAATTAGCTAGCATTTCTACAGCTAATGATCTATTTTCAATATCACTACTAGTAACCATTGCTTCTATCTCATTATACTTTGTATTATCTATTACTGCTAACTCAGAATCAATTATATTTCCAATAGTTGTATCTAATACAAGCTGACAACTAACATTTAATAAATTATTAAATGCATCATAGTTTTTCTTTGGTAATATCCAATCACTATGACCATCCATATTTTTTAATTCATTGTCTTCTATATACTTTTCTACCTTTTCATAAGCTTTAAGGTGAGATTTATCACTACTACCCCAATCTTTATTCAACCTAAAATCTACCTGACATCCTTTAGGTGCGTCCTGTAAAAAGTTTTGGATTTCCTTTAAAGCCTCATCAGTAAGTATATCAAGTTCTTTCATATACTTAAGTATAAGATAACATTCATAACAACTTACAGATGATGTCCAAGTTCTTTCTAATACACTATCAAAAAGTTTTAATGAAACAATTGCTATGTCTGCTTTACTTATATCTCTTATAACTTTACAGTTATATCTTTCTTTTAATAAATCTACTTTTTGTCTAGGTAAAATTAATTTAGGAAATCTATAAATTTTAGCATCTTGTAGATCAACATCTTTTGATTCATCTATAGAAGGCAGTCCTAATAATTCAAAGTCTTTTTTAGACACTTGATAATTATTATTAGTATACAAATATTTAGAATCATACTCTACCCATTGTATTCCACTTGCTTTTAGTTTATTATTTTCCCAATTGTCTTTGTGCATATTTACATGCATTTTATAATATTTTCTCATAATTTTATTTTAAATATTTTTGATATTCTTTCTTTACAGCTACCTGAAATGTATAAAGATCTCTATTGTGTATAGATATTTCTCTTCTAACTATAGGTTCTAGGTATCTAAAAGTAGTTTTACATAATTTATCTTCACTATCTAACCACAGTATCATATCCTGTGCACTCTTTCTTTCAAATTTTAAAAAGTTTGATACTTCTAGCCAGTACTTAAGATCTTTATCTCTATTATCTGCATATGTAATACTACTACAGTCTTGAGCAAATTGCCATAATAGATGATAATTTTTTGTATAGTCTATTGTAGGTACAATTTTAAGAGCTAAAGCTTTGTCATCAGCGTATGTAGCAAGCTGAACTTTAAGATCACTAAGAAGTTGTTCATCAAGAATCATTTTACTAGCTGAACTATGTAACACTGTCTCAGGATCAACAACACTAACATCTGTAGTATCAATTATATGAGCTAAGTTTATAGCCATACCAGTTAACATCCAGCTATCATACAAACTATCTTCTATATCTAAATCATAGTATCTTATACTTTCTGTAAGCTTAGGAGTTATTATAACTTCTAGGCCAGAATTATATATTGCTATTTCTTTAGAATGCGTTGCTGTAGATCTACCTTTTGTTGTTTCATAGTTCCACAATTTATTCATCATTACAGTAAAAGGTATATTCTCAGCGTTTTCTAGACGGTGAGTTGTAATATCTTCATGTCCTATAATTAGATCAGCTAGTTCATAATCATTTGTAACAGTTATACCATGCTCTTTAAGAGCAGCTTTCAATCTATCTTGTGATACATTACACCTTGGTAGTACAAAAGCTTTCTTTTTAGTTCTAAAAGTTTGGTCATCCTCTGTAGGGACAGTTAATATACTGTGTATTTTTTCATATGTTGTTTGATCTTGAGTACATAATACTTTACTTACCTCACCTGAATTAGAGAGGACACCATAAAGGGTATCACTCTCTAAATCAAAGTAAGATAAAGCAGCAAGATCAAGATTTTGATATACTGATTTATTTGCCATTTTATTTCATTGTCATTTGAACGATCTCTGGGATCATCATCAATTTATTAAACTTCTTTTTATTACCATTAAATATGGTACGTACTATTAGATACTTAAGATCATTTGTAAAGTAATCTTTAGTACATAGTGCTTTAAGTCTGTCAGTAACCTTTTGACCTATAGTATTATCCTGTGAATAAACAACAGAGTAATTACCAAGCCTAGTAGCTAATGTAGAAGCAATATCTGCACGATATGTATCATCTTTACCTATACAAGATCTAAGCTCACCAAGAATATATGCCTCATTATCATGAGTTAATAAATCAGTTGGTGTTACCAGCTTATCTAGCTTGTTATTAATAAAGGTTGTGAACATAGAAGCAAAAGCATCTCCAACACTACCTTCACCAATCATTTGAATCATACTGAGATTATCCTCAAACTTTTCAAAGCTTGATATAGAGTTAAAGAATGTTGTTATGGACCTTGCATTAGTTTCTTGCGTTACTAACTCTGGATGGAGCAATAGGAAGTTAATACATCTTGTATCAATTCCTGCACCCTCAGCCCATTGAGCCCATACATTAACATCAAACTTAAGATTAGCTGTTACATATCTGGTCTTCTGTGCACTATCTACACTGTTAACCATATAGTCTCCGTTATCTGGGTTAGCTGTTAAAATTATGTGCCAGTTCTTTGGTAATGTCCATGATATATAAGACTGTCTATCTATCAATTCCATTACTGCTTGGATAAATCTTGTATCAGCACGATTCCAGTCATCTAATAATAGTATACCACCTTCTTTTGCATCAGCAATCCATTCAGGTGCACAATAAGACATTCTATTCTTACCAGTGATCTTGTATCCTTGTCTAAGATATTCTTGAACTGCTAATTCATCAACCCATTGACCAACTTTCTTGGTAATAGTTTGATTTAAATTAGCTAAACTAGCTCCTGCAGCTCTTTGTGTTGCTGTAACCATACTAACATTGTTATTAGGTACAGCTACTTTCTTTTCTTTATACATCTGGAATTGTCTAACAGGAAATCCTACTAAGTCACCTAACTCTTCTATCTGAGCTAAATTAAGTTTTACAAAAGCTAAATTATTATCCTTAGCCAGCTCAACAATTGTAGAAGTTTTACCTATACCTGATTCACCTACAACTTCTACTGATACTGGTCCTTTACCATTATCTTGTAAATATCTATTGTTTTCTATTATATGATTTACAAATCCTTTTAGTTCTGTTACATTTAAATTTACTTGTGCCATTTTTTTTTTAATTAATTAAGTTGAATTTTCTGTCCTGGTAACTCATCATTGATACTACAATTAGAACTATGTACCCATAACGTATTGTTAGGGCAGTTCTCTGGAGTATATGCTTCACCATCTGTTAAATATATTAGAGCTGTATATAGCCCTTTCTTTTCATTATAATAGTCTATTACTGGTTGGAAACTTGTTCCACCACGACCATGTATTTCCCAATCCTTGTTTGGATTAAATTCTTTTACACTGTTTAATCTTGTATCACATTGTGCTACTGTAATCTTATGACCCGTCTTATGCATATGCGTAAGCTCACTAAAGAATTCCTTTAGCTCATCATTATTTACAGAACCACTTGTGTCAACACCAACTAGTATATGATTTTTAAATTTAATTTTAAGGCCTGGATTTGCTGCATAACGTTTATTATACTTACGTCTCAGCTTTTTTGTATATACTATACTAGAGTTACCTGCAAATCTTCTTAGATATTGTTTCCAATCAAATTTTGCTGGTTCAATATTCATTAGTCTATGAATCAATTCAGCAAGCTCTCCCGGCACTGTGCCTTGTTTCTTTATTGTTTGCTCTGCTGATTCTTTTAACTGATGCTCAATTTGCTTTTGCAATAGTTTCTTATCTGCTTCAGGTAAATCATCAAACTCATCCCATGTACTGTGACAATAAGGTGATTCACCATCCATTTTATTCATAAGATTATCTAAAGAAGGACATGTACCATCTTCTTGGGCCTCTTGTAATAGCTCATAGTATTTATCTGTACCTGCTTTCTGAGGTAATTTTAATTCAGGGAAGCTTGATAATAGTAAACCACCATCAGGTAATTTACTTTCCAGTATGTACTGGTTGATCTCTAAGTCAGCAGCTATATTAAATAACTTCTTATCAGAATATCTATCCCTTGTTATAAGATGCCCAAATGCAATATGCAATAGTTCATGCTTAATCAGACCAAACCTATGGTCTTCACTGAGATCATTATAGAACTCAGGGTTTATAGTCAATTGACAACCAATATTATTTTTACTTACACCTGCTGTTGGCAGACTTAAACTGTATTTCTTATTGATACCAATTAAAAAGAGCCCGTAAAAGGGCTCAGCAAATATTAAACTTTTAGTTGTCCGTGCAACCTGGTCTTGTATATTAATCATGATCTTTTAATTTTCTTAATATGTCCATATATATTTTGTTTACTTTTTCTTTCTTGATAAATGTATAAATCCGTGTTGTTTTAAATGATCCAATAGTAAATTCATATTTGATTCCTATACAAAACTTTACTCTGTCATCAAACATCAAAGCTTTTGCCATAAGTCTATCAACAATAGCTTTATCAGCATAACCTGCATTATTATACAGTTCACATGCTAAAGCTTTATCTTCAGGCAGTCCCTCAAACATTTCTTTATATCTAAAAAATTCATCAAGTGAAATTATTTTCTTTTTAGAATTCTTCTTTTTCATCATTTATAATTAACTCTATCCATACACCGGGGTTTATTTTATCATAAGTATATTGTTCAAATGCAGGAATTATAAACTCTGCATTATCATCTTCAATCCATCCGTACTTAACCATATCATCTTGCACTGTCTGAGCAGGATTTATATAATCAAACTTATGTCTTGAACCTCTTATGAATTGAAAGGAGATTTTAACAGGAAGCTCTTGCTTCTTTAGTTCTTCTTTAAATTCTTCAGTATACTTTAAATAAATTTCCTTGGTTGCTTTTCTATAGTTCATAACTGCTTTACTAGCTATAAAGTATTTACCTGTCCAACGCCTACCATTCTTACTAGAAGGAACATTGCCTGGTATCCACCATCTTATTTTTCTCATATTATTTATTTAATGTGTGTTTTAATAATGGTTTTAACATTGCATGTGTTTTATCAAATCCTATTTCTTTCATAGCATCTGATATATCTTTACATACAGTTGGTATACAGCCATTAATACCATATGCCTCAGCATATCTTTTAACTGCGTGTTTACCTGCATCATCATTATCAAATATAGTAATTACATTTTTGAACTTCTTTTTTAAGTTAGCAATGATATGAGGTTTAATCATAGTATTTTCTGAGTCTGGGCTTATAACTTCTAAGTTATATCCCATACTTTTTAAACACATTGCATCTTTAAGAGATGAACAAATTACTAAGTATGGTTCTTTATATTCTAATTGATCAATACCTTGAATGTAGCTCTTGACTTTATGAAACTTATGTTTTTTACTATAAGGTTGGTATATTTTAAATACTTCACCGTGTTTATCAAAGTAACCATAACAATGTTTACTTCCTATTTTAAGTGATTCTATTTCTAAACTTTCTTCTTTTACCATATTAAAATATTCAATTGGTTTTACATTATATCTTTCTAATAATGTTCTACCTATTCTAAACGGTAACCAGAAATCAGTATCATTTTTATTCCATGGCCTATATTTTATAAAGTCAATCTCCCACTTAGCTTGTGGTACAAATTCAACTTGAACTTTACCATTCTGCTGAATGTACTTATTATAGTCTTCTATGATTCTTCTTGTAGCTTGAGGATAACCTAAATTAAACATATGCCTAACTAGGTCTGATTTGTTTCCTCCTATACCTGTTGAAAAGTCTTTAAACTTATACTGCATAATGGATTTATCTACATATATGCAAAAACTTGGAGTCTTATCATTAGGATTAAATATTGAATTAATCTTAATGTCTTGTCCCGTAAGCTGTTCAGGTAGATCTAAATAATATTGAAATACCCAATAACTGGGTACATCTGTTTCCTCTAATATTAAATTTTTTGTACTGAACATGATCCAAATATATTAAAAAGAAATGGGCCCAGCATTATACTGAGCCCACTCTTTAAGATTTATATTACAGATCAAAGTCACTCCCTGTTGCTGCTGCAGGTTCAAAGTTTGATGCTGCTGTTTCTTTCTTTACATATGGTCTAAAATGGTTTGTATTGTTTCTATCAAACGTTAGTAAGTTAGAATTTTCTTTATCCATTTCTTCTAATGGCATACCTTCTTTAGTTCTCTTAGGTAAAAATAAGTCATTGTTTACATAACCTTCTTTGTTTTCCCACTCACGTGCACCTAAGCATGCATTGATATATCCTGTTTCAGAACAAACATTACCAGCTTTAACCATAAAGTCTTCAATTGTATTTGCCTCAATAGCATCTAGCTCAGCTCTTTTACCTACTACTTCTGATAAGAAGACCATTGCTTTCAATACCTCAGTATCACGGCTGATCTCATTACCATTATTCAAAGTTGCATCTTTAAATGGATATGGAGAGAATCTAACTCTACCTACTTGACCTTCAAAACGAGGACCATTAGGGTTATTCATATCTTTTAAGAAACCATTGAATTCACCTGTTACAGGCTCACCTTCCACATGTAATGTGATGTTATATGCATCCATATCATATGGTGTTTGATCAAATGTTATTGAGTTGATCTTAATTTTGTGGTTACCCACTCCAATTACTGGTTTGATGCTACCTGATCCGGCAGACATGTCTTTAGTACTTAACATAATTTTTCTATTTATTAATTAATTATTACTGATTATATTTTTCAATACAATCTTTTACAAATTGTAGGTCATTTGGGATAAACTTATCCTCAAACATTCCCATGGGTGATTTACATGTGTTCTCTCCATTGTTTTGTGTTTCAAAACCATATTCAAGTTCACCATCATCATTTTTATTTACTTTTCCAAATAATACTATGGAGAATAGGCCTTCCAAAGTTAAAGTATTGTCAATCATTTTACCAATAGTCTTAGCTTTAATTTTTCTATTTCCATTTATATCAGTTGAATCTTCTGAGTGAGTCAAAAAGATTACTGTTAAGTCATCTCTTAGATCTTTTGGTAGCTTTGCCACCATAGCTAAATTAGCTGCAATCTGAGTAAACTTATCATAGCCTTTCTCATTAGCTCTATCAAAATATTCAAAAGAACTCATATACTGCCAGTCATCAACAACTAATGTCTTGATGTGGCTCATTTTTTCATCAACATGCTTAATAGCTTTAATTATACCTGCACTTGATGAAGCAGACGTTAGATTACCTTTTGGGTTATCTTTACTAATTTGATTATACTTTCCTTTCCAACCTTTGAATGGTAAAGGTTTGTTAGCAATATTTATAATGAAAGTCTCTTTAGGGTCTAATGTTCTGATTGAGGTAGACTTTCCTGTACCTGAATCTGCAATTACCAATACGCTTTGTGCCATATTATTTACTTTGGATTACTGTTATTAATTTATTTAGTGTTGCATTTATTTCTGATAATGCTTTTATCAGATCTGCAGAGGTGAGGGAGGGAGCAGTTTGAGTAGTTTCATCTGGATTAGGCAAATCAGGATTTGCAAAATCTATAATAGCTTTACCCCTACTTGTAACATCATTTACAACTTTTAACTCACTGACCGGTATAATATGTCTTTGGAATCCTGAGTTGCTTGTTATCATCTCATACTCCTCTTTCCAATGTGGATTATGTTTATGATAATATAATGTTCTTTTTGGATCTTCTGTATCATAATCTATAGATACAAACTCTGTATATATATCCTCTCCTTTTTCAAATTCACTTGGGAAGAAACTAACATGCAGCTCATCCTTACCTGACGGTCTATAAGCCATCTTAGGTATATATAGTGCATTGATTATACCTTCTGTCTGAAAGTAATCTTCATGCTCTTCTCTTAGTGATGCAACCTTCTGCTTTCTTTCTTGCGGTGTTAGTCCCATCTTTGTTTTATTATTTAAGTTTTTAGTATTTATCATCTGCGTTCTTGTTGTCCTGGTGTTTGCATTTCTTCTATTTGCATTTGTTCAAACTTTGCTTTAAAGAATGACATCCGTGCATCACCATTTCTGGCTTTTAGAAAATGTAACACCAAGGTTCTATCATTTTCTATTATATATCTATCAGGACCATAGTACCTAATCTTTTGTTTAGCCGGCCTGTTGATACCTATAAGCATATCAGCATGCTGTAGCATTGCATCTGAGCCAAATATATCTGACTCAAGTATATAGTTACCATATTTACCATCTATAGCCCTATCCGGGTTGTCTATATTCCTATTAAGTTGTGACAAAGCAATAAATAAACAAGGATAATCCCTTTTACACTGTGTAAAGAACTCACCTAATTCAAATAACATATCTAATGTGTTATTCTGATAGGGTGCTCTCTTTACTAACATTGTATGATCTAGAGTTATCATAGTATTTACACCTTTATGTTGATTCATATAGTGATCAATTTGCTCACGCATTTGGTTAACAGTCATAGGTGTACTAATAATATCTACAGGATGTTTAACTCTTTCTTTAGCATACTGATGACACGTATTTAATGTATCTGTACCTAAAGTTGATCCTGCACTACACAGTTCTTTATAAGTTTTACCTGTTATAGAACTAAATTCTCTAATGGCTGAGGTTCTACCTACCATCTCAAATTGAAATTCTAATACTCTAAATTTATCATTTGGATTTAAAGCAAATGATTCTCTTATGATTTGATCTTTAATTAATGTTTTACCTGAACCAGGTCTACCACCAATTACAGTCAGTGTATTCCACTCTATACCATCAGTAGCAGCATCATTAAATTTAGGCCACGGAGTGTAAATAGATTTCTCTTCTCCAGTTGACCTAGCATACATATATTTTAGTGCTTCATTAAAAGCAGCATATTGGCCAATCCATGATGGTTTGTTTTTCATACTACGTTTTCTTTAAAATGTTCTTCCTCAGTACTAACACCATCTACTATCATATCACAGTAGTCAGCTAGTCTTGAGTGCTTTACTTTATGTTTATCTTGTTTAGATATAAAGTATTGACTTGTTTGCATATACATATAGTCTGCATCTCTATACTCATTTACATACATCCGGGTTGCTTTTATAATATCATCCCATGTATGATCATAAGTTTCAAAGAACCATCTAAAGTTCTCTCCTAATGCTTTGACATTATTTCTTGCAGGATTACCACTTGGTAGTTTTCTTGCAGGGAATATCTCTCTATAAGTATGGATCTTATCATTAAAGTCCTTACCCATAAGTTGTATATCTGTTTTCTTTTTTGCTTTAACAAAATAGTTATCAAGCTTAGCACAAAATGCTTTAGCTTCAGCAGTCATTTTATATTGGTTATTCTCTTTTACAAGTAAACCTTTACTTATTAATATCTCTTTATCTTCATCAATTACTATAGGCAAGGAAACGCCTTGCTTCATCCCAAATAGGATCAGTGCTTGATTTGGAGTTATTTTTATCTTCAAGATTTTCTGGAACAGTTCCCACATACTCTACTATTTTATTAATTATTATATTATAAGTTTCCATTACTATCTTATCACCCACATGCATTCCATCTTCTACATTTCTACATGAATTTATAACAGTTGCATGGTTTTTACCTATAGCTCTACCTATTTCAGATTTACCATGACCATCTTTCCAAGCAATATAGCACATTATCTGTACCCATTTAACATAACTTCTTTTTCTAAGAGTTATATTTTTGATGCTTTTTATCCATTTATGTTCAGGGTTATATTCATGAATACACTCTAAAGTAATATCTAAAAATGTATCCAATGGTATCCTATATCTTTCTTGTTTAGGCATATATACATAGAGGTTTATACCATGTCTTTGTCTAAATGTTTTTCTAAAAGATTCAATCTCTATCTTTTGTATAATCTCTTGATCTTCAGTCATTTAAGTTTTGGTTTTGTAGTATGTAAATATAATAAATATTACCAGTTTATGCAAGTTTTATCTTGCTTTTCTAATTCTGTATTAACGTTGTTAAATACATCCTTACAGTCCCATTCTCCACCTCTATATGCAGCTGAAGCCGGGTGAGCAACCTTAAACAATTTTTGTCTGTTTAATAGTAATTCCCAAGCTTCTGCTTTTTTACCCATCAGTATGGTTGGTATATCTTTATTATGTCTATTTATATTTTCAAATAAGTATTCTGTAAACGGTTTCCATATTGCATAGTGTGAGCCTATAGAATTAATCTCTACTGTAAATGCTGTGTTTAATAATAAAACACCTTGATTAGCCCAACGTCTTAAGTCACACTCTTCTGGAGTATATATAGCTCTACCTGTATCAGTATAATCACCTATAGTTTGCTTAAGTATATACTGCAGGGATTTTTCTGCTTTACTTTTTCTACTGCAGCTAAATGCTATGCCATCTGCAACTCCAAGTTGTGGATATGGATCTTGCCCTATGACTATACATTTAAGTTTATCATATGGACATTCTAAGAATGCATTGAATATATCTTTAAATCTTGGTGTAAATCTTCTCTCTGCATTTACACATTCAACTAATTTATTCATTATCATGTCAAACTCTAATCCATTTATAAATGGTGAGAGCATACGTGCCCATCCTGAGTCTTCTAATTTATTATTGACATCATTTCTTAATTGTTCTATGTCAATTTCTATTAAGTTCTGGTTCATATTATATTTTTTTTTGTATCTTTGATTAATTAATAACAATAGTATGGCTAATAAACAATTCATCACATATGACACTTCTAAAAACATGAAGTGTGAAATCAATCCTGCATTTATAGTAGGGTTGCAATCAATATATGGCAGATATTTAACTGAGTTTTATCCTGATACCTCTCAGTTTGGAGTCCTTATAACAGACTTCAATGAACTGATTATGGACCCTGACAAAGCTAAGAAGAAAAATAGAAAGTTTACTCCAATTGAGAGTGAACTATATACTTTATATTCTATCATTAATATATTTAAGTCACTTGCTAAAGAGCAAGGTCTTGAGCAGTATGAGGATCTTAAGGTTACAGAAGAAGACTTTGGTAACATTGTGAAGGATATAAATAAAGAGACTAAAAATCCAACAGAGATGTTAACTAAACTAGCTCAAAAGCTAAATGAGTTATCATCTTAATTGCATTCCACTAAAATCTCCTATTTCAATACAAGCTTGTATAGCCAAATTGAGTTCATCTTTATCACACTTACCAAAGGATTTACAGTGCTCTACACCATTTTTAACAAAACATAGGCCAGCTTTACGCTTTACTTGTAGTTTTGTTTCTTCAAATGTATAGCCAAGTTCTTGGGCTATTTCTCTTATCATAGCATGTACTCTTGCTAACTGTGGATTACTGCCTTTACCATCTTGTACACCTATAAATAATTCTACACGTGCACCATCAGGCATATCTTTAAGAAACTTATTATACTTAGTTTCAAAGGCTTTTATAGGGAAGTGTAACTTACCTTCCTTGATTGTTGCTTGAACAAATAATTGATCTTTCATATTTTTAATAAAGAGGATACTAACCCAAGTATAAATAAAACAAATCCTGCACAAAGTACTGCAAAGCAACCTTTGTATATTTTTTCCATTTTATCTTTACTTCTACCTTGTCTATATTTTAAGTCCTCTATGTACTCTTGCTTATTAAATTTTTTTTTCATAATTAATCTTCTTTATATTGTAGTATTTCTCCTTCTATATCTTCTGTATATAAAAGATCATTTATCTTGACACTTACATTATTTCCTAATCTATCTGTCAATACAGTCCATACATTTATTACATCCACGGTTGGTCCGTAACCAGGTGTTCCTGGATCTCCGTTTTGGTCATACCATTGATCAGGTTCTCCTGGATCATAAGTATATTCTACAGTGCATTTAACACCATCATGGTCATATTCATATTCTTCCATCATACAAATCTTAATGCTCCATTATCAACATAAACAAACTCTTGACCGCACTCAGTGCATTTAGCGTTTGATTCATTACGTAGTAAAGCTGGTTCATTACAATTTGGACAAGGGGTTTCCCCTTCTTCTATATATTCTTCTATTGCTGTTCTTGCAAGACCATGTATCATAGCATCATGTGCTCCACGGTACTCTAGTTCTTGTTGTTGCTCCATAAAGAGCTCTTTCATTTTTCCCATAGCTATAGATTTTTAAGTTCTTGTCTTTTATGTACTAACATTTCTCTGACAGTTAACTTATTAATACTTTTTTTTAATTTTGATTTTCCTACACTTTTGCCTGCAATAAATGAGGCTCCAGCTACTAATGCTAAGATTATGATTTCCATTGATTTATCTATTTAAAGGGTTATAACGTTTAATTTTACTTTCATCAAATGATTTAAGGGCTGATGATACCCATTTTACATCCTGTGTATTTTTGTAACACAGTATATGACATATTGCTGTCTCACTTGGATTAAGTCTTAATAGTCTACCTATTCTTTGTGCAGTTTTCTTTTCATTACCATATGCATGCATAATAATACCTTGTTTTAACCCTGGTATTGTAACACCCTCTGATAATTGTAACACGCAAGATAGGTTATGAATCCTACCATCTGAAAATAATTCTAAGTTTTCTTCTGACTTTGGATTACCTGAATGATAACTATGTTTACTGATACGGTCTGCTTGTTTCTGAGTATTAGCAAACACTATACACTTATCTTCTATATTTTTAATCATAGACTTAACATATAATTCTTTAGTAGGATAATCCATTAGTGCTCTCATTCTCATGATTCTTGCAAACTGTATTTGCTTTGGTGATTGTGCATCACTTACTCTTCCGCTACAATAGTCATAATCTTTCTTTTCATTAGTATACCAGTGTCCACCATTCTTATTCTTTTTCTTTAAGGTAGGTAACTTAGATAACTCTAACTCATGTATAATTATTTTATAGTCATTTAGTATATTGCTGTCTGTTGCATCATCTACGCCAAAACTATATCTAATTGGACAGTATCTTTGCACAAGCATACCTTTCACAGATTGTTTATCTCTTGGTGGTGTACCTGTTAATCCTAGTATCTTACCTTTATAAACAGATAAGAACTCTTCATGACCTGGTAGTAATGAGTGACATTCATCTAAATAAACTATATCATAGTTATTTGGATTATGTTTTTTTAATGATAGATATGTAGTAAACGTTATATGCTTTACTAATTTTTCTAAATTCATTTTACCTAACTCATCAATCCATGATTGTGCTACAGAGTGTTTAGGTATTACTACAAGTACTTGAATTAATGGATTAAAGTTTATCATCAAATGCTTAATGGCAATTCTTGTCTTGCCTACACCCATTGATATACCTAATCCAGATCTTTTATATTTTTTAGTTATTTCTAATGCATCTGACTGAACTATTTCTCTGTTAGTCATTGGCACACTACTTTGAATATTGTTGTCCATATAATTATTGTTATTACAAGGACTATTGTCCAAGATAATATTTTTATTAGTTGTGTTTTGTTTTTCATAATTCTTTTTAAAGGTGGACCCTATAGGATTTGAACCTATGACCTAACCGTTATGAGCGGTTTGCTCTAACCTACTGAGCTAAGAGTCCCAAGTGATCCCACAAGGACTTGAACCTTGAACCTACAGCTTAGAAGGCTGTTGCTCTATCCAGTTGAGCTATGGGACCATATAGTTATGATCTTAAGCCTGAAAATCCTAATTCAAAGGATTCAGCTGGATGTTCTTCTATCCACATATGACAGTTTCTACAAACCGGCATCCATGTAGATGTGTCCAAGTAATATACACCACGTCCATGTTTATGATGCACATCTGTAGCGTGTAAACTACAGTTATGTATTTTAGCATGACATACATTTTTGTCTGTTAAATACTGCCTACGCAATTTGCTATAAGCAGTATTTAATTTAGACATTTTTTTAGATACTTTTTTGATGCTCATTTTTTAGTTCTAAATAGTTTTTAGGAAGTAATCCTAATGACATAAATTTTAATATTACATCTTCATAAGTTATACCTAACTCTTTGAAATTCATAGTGTTAGTATAATCTTCTAATACTTCAGTGGCTGGTATATTTGCAATATACTGTGCCAGTGGTGAGTGCTTGAATGTTTTGCTAAGATAAGCATTTACACGCTTATTACAAATAGTTTGTTTCCAAGCATTGATCTCTCTTTGTCCACGTTTCCAAACCTTAGTTATTCTACGTTTCTTGTCCCAGTGTAGCTTTCTAACTTCTTCAGGTTTATAAACCTTAAGACCATGAAGCACACGTTTAAACAAAAAATGTTGATACGGATTTAGTTTGGTGTAACTTAAAGAGTTTACTAATGAGGCTGGATGTAACTGATATTCAGCTAATATCCCATAGTAGTGGTAACGCTCTTCCCTTTTGGAAAGATTGTCTTTTTGTTGTTGTTCTATTAATATTTCTAATTGTTCTTGAGATAGCATAATTGTTTAGTAGTTATTGATTAGTAAAAGGATTACCCTCATATATGAGGAAGGGAGTAGTTAAAGTTAATCAGGGTGTATAACAACAATTGCTATACACCCATCTTAACCTAACAAATTATTAACTACTCTTATAGTTCAAAGGTTTCAGCCTCTTCTTCTACAAGTTCTTCTACTTCATCAGTAACTTCTTCATTCTCAGTAACTTCTTCAACTTCATCTAATGGTGGTGTACCATCATCTTGAGTGTTATCAGTTTCTTCTATGCCAAATGCTTCAAGTGTTGTAGCTTTCTTAATCTTACCTACTGTTGCAGTACCATTAGCATCTTTGATGTCTTGACCATTGGTATGAGCCAATAATACATCTTGTGCTGTTACATCAGCAGTAAACATTGCTTTTCTGTAAATAGGTTGACCATCTACACAGCATATAATACCAGTATCACCTGCGTATTTATAATCTCTATCTGGATCATTACTATTAAATGGCTCTAATTGTTCTTTAATAACAATCTTACCAGCAATAACATCTCCTGATTTAAAGTTTAATGATTGTAAGTCTTCTAACTTACCTAATAATAACGTTGATACATTAGACTTTTTAACCCAGCCATTGTTACCAAAGGTAACTCTGTCTTGTTGTAGTCTTACATAACCATACTCTGAATTGTTTTTTGATTGAATGATAACATTACCCATGTCATCAGCACATACATTGACTTTGCTTTGCATTTTTTTAGTTTTAATAAATTAATAAATGATTGTTTGATGACTACACGTCATCTGAATGAAAATATGGATCATCTAACTTTTCAAATGCTTCTATTTCATCTAAGGCAGGCTCATGCTCATCTATGAACTCTGGTTCATAATCAACTATGACTGTCTTACCTGAAAATGCATTGTAAAAGGGATTGACCACTTCTTTTGTGTATGCTGAACTTAAGCCATTAAGATCTCTAACCTCATCATCAGTTAATGAGAGGTATTGCTCTACTGAGCACTCAATTATGCGGCCATTGGGTAGTTGTACTATCATATCTATCAACAAAGATAAAAATATAACTGCCTTTGGCTCACTAATTATAAGATATTATTAGTTAAATTCAAAAATAAATTGCACTTATATAGCTATCACTTAAATAATAACTAACTTACCCTTTATTCTTTTTATGTAATTATGCTGTCTCAGCTCTTTTAATAGCTTAAAAACATATCTTTGGGATATATCCATTGAGTCAGCAAGTGTTGAAGCAGATGGATATGCTTCACGGTTTTTATCTACATAGCAAGCTATGAGACTATATAACCCTTTTGATTGTATAGACAAACTTGGATCTGATAAGACTTTATACTTAACAATACCAAATCTATCATTTAATTTCTTGGACATGGTCCTTTAAAAGGATAAGCATAGCCATTGATTCACTTGTTTCTTTTGACAAGGCATCATTGTTCATAGCATACTTATCATTCATATACTTCCCAAAGTGTATACTTTTACCGTTTGCATCTTTAAGAGCATTATCCATAAGTTTCCATGAATTTTGTTCTGCTTGCAATAGTTCCATTGATATTTTAGCCATCTTTTTCAGTGTTTTCTTCTGTTATGTTATCTATTAATACATCAGTATCTAATATATCAAAATATTTAATATCAGATTCACTAACTTTTATTAATGACATAGGCTCTGCACTATGATCATATAGTCTAAGCTTCTTATCTTTGTCATGATAGAGTAACTCTAGCTTAATGTTACTATAGAATGGATTGAATTTATCATTACCCCATGATGAATCACCGGTAACTTTTCCATATACCATACCACCACCTGGCCAAAGACCCATATCTTCAAGTATATCCCATTCATACTCTTGTCCAGAATGATAAGATGGTACTTCAAGCTTGACATAGTCTCCTATTTTCACAGGAGTATAGTCTTCTTTAGTCAAACTAAGATGTAATATACTTTCTTTTGCATGATCTGGTAGTTCTCTCATCAAGATATTAAATATATGCTCACTATTATGTGGGCTTTTAGGTTCTAAAACATTCTGTAGTATATTTTCTACTATGTTTTGATTGATTTTGAATTGATTTGCCATAATTATTTTATTGATTTTTAAATTGATATCTGCATGTGTAAGGAAGGGAGCAGTTGATGTAACCTAAATAAGGATAGTAACGCAACCTTAAACAATATGCTATATTAAAAAGGTATTGTTACTATCCATTTAGCCACCACTCATAATCCACAAGGCCTAACTACAGTAGTATATATATACTATAACTATATACTGGTACTGTTTGTATGAACTCTAGTTCACTTTAATCTCACAGTAAACTCTAATGATATAAAAGGTAAGAGTAACAACCAAGTTACTTTATCCTTTTGATCAGGGTCTATACCAAATGCTAAACCAAATATAGGTATAATCTCTACCTTACATTTAGGAAGCATTCTTGTACTAGATAAGAAAACTAAATACATTACTGAGTTAGCTACTACTGCTACACCAAGAAGTGTAATAATTAATAGTATGCCTGTACTTACTGCATAATTTGTAACATAATGGTATGTACCAAGTATAAATAATAAAGGTAACACTACCACATATATGATTTTTATTAATGATCTGATTAAGTTTTTCATATGATTAAAGTTCTGTGACTATATCACCGTTAGTAATTAAGTCTGATTTATTTACATTATTATATTTATAATCTCCATTCCAATATGCACCTTGACCGGTACCCATATAATATTCTGTACTAAGTATTGAATAGTCTGGGTTGGTATTAGTACTATCACTAGCCCAATCATACCATTCACTTGATCCAGTTGATACAGGATTTGTAGCTAACCATGCTAACATATAGACTGGCATTTCAAAATCTTGCCAACCTAGATACATATATGTCACAGTTGTTATATTAGTTACTGGATCATATATANACGAATCTGNTACNTGACTATAGATAGTAATTGTATCTACGTCACGTTGTACCTCTACAAGTTCACATTCTAGAGGCTCTTTCTCACAGCTCATCATAGATACTGCGATAAAGAATATTGTTATATACCTTAACATCTGGTATATCTTTGTTTCTTAGCATTCCAACATTTAGCTTTCTTCATTTTATATTTTGATGTTTTACAGCTTCTTGATGACCCACATGATTGTAATGCTGGTCCTGCTATAAATACGAATAGTAATAGATATATAATTTTTCTCATAATTGTTTTATTAAGTGGTTTATATTTATTTTAAATGATTAAAAAACTTAGAGTGCTTATCCATTATTGGCTGACACTATCTCAGAATAGTCAGTGGTATTGCTTGACTCATTGCTCTAAGTTAATTTATTAAGGCTTAGTAAAAGTAGCCATTATAGTATATGCTTTTTCAGCATCTATTCTATCTCTAAAATAGTCTGATTCACGGCTATATGGCATACCATTCTCTGTATGACCTATGTAATAACCTGCTGCTGATTTTAGTACTTTTAATTCTGATATATTGTTTGACATAATGATTTAGTATTAAAATGATTTAGTATTAGAAGGAGTGCTGTTACACACTCCCTATTAACTAGCATAAGAGTGATGATAGACGTGGACTCATGATTTGCAAATCAATTGTCAATCTCCGAATCATACCCAATTTAATGTTTATGCTCTTATGTTAGCTATTAATGTTATTGACCCATATCCATATCATTAATCATATCTTCTTGGAAGTTACGGTTAATGCCTGATGGGTTTGGCATAGCAAACTTATATTGGTCTGCCATAGTACGAGCCTCTTGCATTTGCAATTCTGAAGCTTGACCTTGTTCTAGAGATTTATACACTTGCATAAACTCTTCTACATTCATATCTCCTGCCTCTTGGCAGATAGCATCAAGTTGTAGTTTTACTCTGTGATGCATTTTAAATAGGTGATTTTGCATAATAATTTGTATTAGTGGTGATTGCAATATTGCGGGTACTATGTCTATTATCCTATAGATAGAGAGACATACTACATAGGAGAGGAAGGGAGCAGTGAAAGTATCACACCTATCCCTTGTGTTAGCTATATTAATATATTAATGTGCTATAAGAGTTATGATAGTGGTAAAAGGTGGTATAATGTGGTAATAAGACCTAACTTATACAATGCTATACACATTTAAATAAAAAAAACAACTACAAACCTAGCTTTTACACTAGATCTGTAGAGTTCTTACCTTTTACTGCAGGTTTACACTGCTTCTATCCAAAACATACCTGTTTCTTCTCCAGATGTTAGGTTTAACACTGGATTGTCAGATAGTTTGAAACCTTTCATCTCATCACCCCTGTTAAGTTTGGCACCTAACTGCTTGATGGTTGGATGATCAGAACGCATTACCTGTCCAGTCTCTGGATCTATTAGGCTTAATACGCCAAATGTAATGTTGTTCTGTGTTCTTGTTGCTACATTAACACCTGCTAATGTAGTTGCTTTCTGTATCAATGGTACATCTGATGCAATTATTGTTGCACTACCTGTGTTGTCATTGATGTTAAGCTTTCTAAAATAAACTGAATTTGTTTCCATAATTTAATTTTAATTAATGATTAATAAATATTTGCATAAGAAAGGAAGGGAGCAGTCAGAGTTATATTATAAAGCTATAAGAATGTATGACCAGTCCATAAAGAAAAAAAACAACACACACAAAGCATCAGCCTTGTGGTGTTGTGTGTGTCTGCACGGTAGTTACACCTGATTCATTCCTGACCAAGTGGAGAGCTACACATGAGCGGTAGACAAAGAAAAGGAGGGGAGCAGTTACACTTCCCTCCTGTACAGGTTAGACCTGTTCAACCCAGAAGAGGTTCTCATTCTCTTCACCAGTAGTTAGGTTGACAACCTTAGACTCAGAGAGTTTAAAGTTCTTCAGTTCATCCCCAACGTTCAGCTTCCCAGCTAACGCTTTGATTGTAGGGTGGTCACTACGCATCACCTGATTAGTTTCAGGGTCTATTAGTGACAGAACACCAAAGGAGATGTTTCCTTGAGTTCTTGTTCCCACAGACAAACCAGCAAGAGTAGTTTGTTTCTGTGACATTGGAGCAGAGCTCACAATGATTGTTGCTGAGCCAGTAGACTCATTGATGTTTAGTTTTCTAAAGTAAACCATTTGTAAAAGTATTAAGTTAAATATTAAGTGTGGATAATTACGGGGGGTGACCCAACCACAAGTAAGAGGTGGGGATCAGTTTTATATAACCTCTCACCTATGCCAAATACATAATTTTGCCAGGACCGGGTGGGGGACACTATTTTTTTTTAATCATGTGGGGGACATGTTCTGACTCAAAAATTTTTATAGGATTTAGAAATTTAGTATATTGTTCTTATAGACGCAGTATAACTTAAATAAAATAACATGGACAGTAAAAAGGAAGATAGTGGTCTCACTGAGATAGAACAAATGCAATTTGATGCTATATTGCTTGATACAGCTTATGAAAATTCATTTTTAGTTTTAACTAATCAAATTACTTTTGAAGATCTATTGGTAAATAAATTTAAACATGGTCATGAAGCAGTATTGGCTTTTGATCCTGACAATGGTCCCAAGTTATCCGAATTTGAAAATATGTTAGCGTACTATATAGATATTGAAGAATATGAGAGGTGTGCAAAAATAAGAGATCTTATGCAATTAACATACCCAGATAATATTAATAATTAAGAGATGGCAGCAAAGAAAAAGAAAAGTACAGTAAATAGTTCGGGAAACTATACTAAACCTACTATGCGTAAAAGATTATTTAACTCAATCAAAGCTGGGGGAAAGGGTGGAGCACCAGGACAATGGTCTGCACGTAAAGCACAAATGTTAGCTAAACGTTACAAAGCAGCTGGAGGCGGATACAAATCAAAGAAATAAAATTATGAAAGGAGTAAAGCATTATTTAAAAAACGGAACTGAATGGAAAGGTGGTAGTCATAAAATGGCCAATGGTAAATTACATACTGGTAAGACGCATACTAAGACTAGTAAGCCTTTAGTTCATTTTAAAGACTTATCTAAAACAGCTAAACTAAAAGCTAAAAAGAAAAAGTAATGGGTAAAAAGTTAATTATAGTATTACTATGTTGTGGTTTATTATCTACTTGTGGATCAGTCAAACCAGCAAGTGATAAATGTTGCAAGGAAAAAACTCAAGTAGTTAGTATTAATAAAGATCCTTTAATGGGAATACTTGTATCAGCGTTAATTATTTATTCAATAAAGATATTATTTGCAAGATAATGGCAAAAACAAAACAACAAAAGAGTTTAACTAGATGGGGTAAGCAGAAGTGGAGAACTNCTTCGGGTAAGAAATCTTCTGANACAGGAGAAGTATATGCTCCATCAAAGACAATCTCTAAATTAAAAGGTTCTAAAAAAGGTAGAGCTAAGCTGGCTGCTGCAAATAAAAAGAAACGTGCTGCAACTAAAAAAGGTAAACAACATGCTTCCCACGGGTTGCATAAAGGTAAAAAAAGATAATGGCAAAGAAAAAAGATAGCAGGTTAGCAAAAGCAGGAGTATCAGGATACAATAAACCTAAACGTACCCCTAGTCATCCAAAGAAGTCACACGTGGTAGTGGCTAAGCAAGGAGACAAAGTAAAGACAATACGTTTTGGACAACAAGGTGTTAAGACTGCAGGTAAGCCTAAAGCAGGTGAGTCAGCTAAACAAAAGGCTAGACGTAAAAGTTTTAAAGCTAGACATGGTAAAAATATAGCTAAAGGAAAAATGAGTGCAGCTTATTGGGCAGACAAGGTAAAATGGTAGACTATGACAGAAGCAGATTTAATAGAACTAGGGTTTGTTAAACAAGTACAAGATACTTGTTGTACCCCAGAAAAGTATACTTTTTATAAACAAGTAGGGAATGGATCTCCTTTTATTACACCAGATAGTAGTACTATTACTGGTGATAACTGGCCAGCAGAAAACTTTGCTATCAATTTTAAAACTTATATTAAATCGGATCTAGTTGCGTTAATAAACCTTATTCAAAATAATCCTTTATTTCCTAAGTCATAAAAATAAAAGTCATTAAACTTTTATAAGTTAAACTATTTATGTATGTTTGCGTATGTTTAATTTATAAAACCAAATAAAATGGCAGACATTAAAAATTTAGATCCTAATCTACAGGACAAACAACCTCAGCTAAGTAAAGAAGAACTTACACAGCGTAGAGAGGAAATCACACAATTTTACAAAGAGAATATACCTCACTTAACTGTTCAGGCAGAATATGAGGATTTATTAGCTACTATTGACAAAGCAAGAGCTGAAAGACTACAGGCTCAAATGTTTATTGCTCAAACAGCAGCATCACAAAAAGAAAACGGAGGAGAGGTTAGTGAAGATGAGAAAGCTTTTAAACAAGCAATGGAAAAAGCGGCAGCTAATGTAAAGTAGTATGAAAATGATAAAGAAAGGTGATAGTGGACCTGAAGTACATACACTACAACAAAATCTTTTAATCAATAGAGATGGGATATTTGGAAGAGAGACAGAAAAGCATGTAATAAGATTTCAACTTATGCATAATATATCAGCTGACGGTATAGTAGGTGCTGATACTTGGGCACTATTATTACAACTACCAAATGCTATGACAATAGCAATAGATGAAGATACTGATATACATGGTCAAATGTTTAAGACAAGCTATGATCAAATTATACATAAACATTATTTACCTAAAGGAGAATATGTTGAGGGACCAGTTATTAACCAGTATATATTTTTACATCATACTGCCGGTAATGCAAACCCTTATAGATGCATTGATCACTGGGGTAGAGATAGTAGGGGGCGTATTGCAACAGAATTTGTATTAGGGGGAGTGAACCATAGAAATGGTAATGATGATTATAACGGTGTTATGGTTCAAGCATTTCCAACTGGGGCTCAAGGATTTCATCTAGGTAAAACTGGATCTGGCTATATGAACAGACATTCAGTAGGAATTGAAATATGTAACATGGGATATTTAGATAGTAAAAACATGCAGACATATGTAGGTTCAGTATGTCAGGAAGATCAAGTATGTGAACTTCCTGAGCATTTTAAAAAGAAACTACACTGGCATAACTACACTGAAGAACAAATTAAAGCTACTGAAAAGTGGATTAAGTGGGTAGGTGAAAGAGATGGTGTAGACATAAGATTAGGTTTAAAGCAATATATCAAAAAGTATGGTCCTACTAAAGGTTTTGATTTTCAAGAGGATGCATGGGCTGGTAAAGTAAAAGGTTTATTAACACATGGTAATGTGAGAACAGGTAAATCTGATATTTATCCACACCCAGATATGGTTGATATGATAATGAGTTTATAAAATGGCAATAGTAAATAAAGTAGATTTAAAATTAAAAGTAAATATTGATGAATCAATAAAGTTTCAAATACTTACCTATTGTTTTTTTAATAGTATACTTGTTACTAATTCTGATTTAAAGTTTTTATGTGAGTTGTCTAAGACACCTAATATAGAATTAACTAAGTTTTGTGTTAAGTTAGTAAGTATGAATATTTTCAAAAGCCCTCAGTCTGCAAGAAATGCAATTACAAAGGCAGAGAAAAAAGGTTTACTTGGAAAAAAAGGTAATAACAAAAAGACAATTACAATCAATTCAGCTATTAAGATTCAGACTAATGGGTTAGTATTACTAGACTATAAAATTTTAGGAAATGCGTCCCAAGTCACACAAGGAGTTTAGAGAAAAAATAGCAGAAGATGTAGAAGTGCATCCACAAGTAGTTGAGGATTTTATTACTTTTTATTATGCAAAAGTAAGAAGAAAGTTATCTGAACTAAGCTTCCCTAGAATTTATGTAGAGGGCTTAGGCACTTTTGAACTAAGAAGAAGTAAGTTAGATAAAGCAATAAAAAAGAATAAAAGTTTATTAGGTAACATTGCTAAAAGAACTTATAATGGTTATGCTAAAAGTGAAGATATAAAGCTTAACATTGAACAAATGGAAGCTGCATTGGAACAAATGCATAAAGATATTTTAGACAAAGAAAAGTTTAAAAAAAATGGGTAAATGGAAAAAGTATATAGAGATATTTAAAAATGCAGATAAAATTGCTGATGGTATAGCTAACTCATTGTTTAAAAAAGAACATGTAGAAGCAATAGCAACAGATAGATTTCAAGTCTGTATTAAATGTGGATTATATGATTCCAAGGGTGAAAATTGTTTAGTACCAGGAACACAACCATGTTGTTCAGATTGTGGTTGTAGTCTTGAGTTTAAAACAAGGTCATTATCTTCTGAATGTCCTAAAGGTTATTGGGATGCAGTAGTATCAGAAGATCAGGAAGAAATTATTAATGAACAAATAGAGAATAATGGAAATTAATTATTATTATAAATCAGAAGTAACAACAGTAAAAACTAACACTGAAGGTTGTTGGTGGTATACTACATTAACACTTTAATTATGGCAATTATATTTAAAGAAGAAGGACATGTTTATGAAAGTACTGATCAAGACAAAATAGATTGGTTAAGTGTCACTTCTTTAGTAGGTAAATTCAAACCTAAATTTGATAGAGATGGACAAGCAATAAAGTCATCAAAAAATAAAAGATCAAAATGGTATGGTATGACACCTAAAGAAATAATAGCTGCATGGGATGGTGAAACAGATAGAGCAATAAAGCTAGGTAATTTTTACCATAATCAAAGAGAGGCTGATATATTAGAGTTTGAAACTATTCAAAAGTTTGGTACTGAAGTACCTATAATTAAACCTTTAGTAGATGAAGATTTAGGACTTAAAATAGCACCAAAACAAAAATTAGAAGAAGGCGTTTATCCTGAGCATTTAGTATATCTCAAATCTGCTGGTATATGTGGACAAGCTGATTTAGTTGAAATAGTAAATGGTTATATAAACATAACAGATTACAAGACTAACAAAGAAATTAAAGACAAAGGCTTTACTAATTGGGAGGGAATAACAAGTAAAATGTTTAGGCCTGTGAATCATTTAGATGATTGTAATCTTAACCATTATAATTTACAATTAAGTATTTATGCGTATATTATTAAAAAGCATAATCCTAAACTAAAGGTTGGTAAGTTAATTATTCAACACGTAAAATTTAAGCAAGTAGGAGAAGATAAAAACGGGTATCCAATTAATGAACATATAAATGGAGAGCCAGTTTTAGAAGGACTAAAAATGTATGAACTACCATATTTAAAAGATGAAGTGAGATCATTAATAATGTGGCTAAAAGATAATCAAAAATGAAATATAAAGAATTTATAGTAGCATTAGCTATTCAATCAAAGAAATCAAAAGTACCTACTGATTTTAGATTTGAGACAACAAAAATTATGTTAGACTTAAATAAGGTAATTTGGTGTAAACAATATTTTCATGAAGCAACAGATGAATTTAATGATGATTACACTAATATATTTGTAGATGGACAAAATGATGAAATGACTCTTCAAATAAACTATGATGATTTTAAAAAACTTTTAAAAAATAACAAAGGATGATAGTAAAATTATTTGATATTCAAAATAATAAATTAGTATTAACAGAGCATTGCTATTCTATACCTTTTTTAAAAAGTATAATGATAGAGTATCCAGATACTAACATGCAAGTTTATCAATACATTTTTTATATGTCATGTCCTAATCCTGATTTAAATCCATTTTTTAATTTGCCAGAACATGAAAAGGAGGATATCATTATAGAAGAAATAGGATTAGAGGAATCTCCAGAAGATAGCAAAATAAGATATGCTTTAGATATGTGTAAAAAAATGTATGAAACTCCTACATACAGAGCTTATGTGGGCATTAAAGCTATGTTAGACAGATTAGCACAGTATATGGAGGTTACCCCTATAGAACACGGTAGAGACGGTAATATGAACTCTATGATTAATGCAGCAGCTAAGTTTGAACAGATCAGACAATCATATAAAGGTGCCTATACTGATATGCAACAAGAACAAGAAAGCTCTGTGCGTGGTGGTGCAGGATTAGCTTATGACCAATTATAATAACTAAAAGAAAATATGAAACAATTAATTATACCAGTAGGTAGAAGACTTTTAATAAAAAGAAAATCTGCAGAAACAAAAACTGCATCAGGAATTATTATCCCTGAAATTGCTCAAAAGAAAGAGTTTAAAGGTGAAGTAGTTGGCGTTGGTCAAGAAGTGACAGAAATTAAAATTGGTGATGTTGTACAATATGCTGAGCATGCAATGCCTACACCTATGCAACATGAAGGATCAGAACATTTATTGCTTCAAGAAGGTGATGTATTTGCAATAATCAGATATGAGTAGAACTATACCCACATATGAAAACAATAAGTGGGTAACTACTACTTTTGATTCTGATGAAGATTTCCATGAGTTTCTTTTTGACATTTTTAAAGAACCTGGAAAGTATGAATTTGACAATACAAGTTTAATTTTTAATGCTGAAGCAAGAAGATTTAACAAAGAAGGTTTATACTGTAGTTCACCATTTAGATCAAAAGACTTTATGTCATACTGGGATGATCAAAAGAACAAATGTAGACAAGGGGCAATATATAAGAATAATGGTAGAGTCTGGTATTTAACTAGAGATTACTATATGTGGTTAAACTTCTTACCAATTTTTGATAAAGAAGAAAAAAAATATGGTTTTGCAAAAGTAAGAGATGCCCAATATCATATGGCATTATATGAAATTATTGCAGAACTAAATAATCAACATGTTGCTATACTTAAGAAACGTCAGATAGCTTCTTCATATTTTCATATGGGTAAGATTATTAATACCTATTGGTTTGAGGAAGGAAGTACATGCAAGATTGGTGCTTCATTAAAAGATTACATAAATGACAAAGGATCTTGGAAATTTTTAGATGAATATAAAACTTTTCTTAATGAACATACTGCATGGTATAGACCAAGCAATCCTGAAAAGGTTTTATTATGGCAACAACAAATAGAGGTTAAAGTTGGTAATAGAAAAACATCAAGAGGTTTAAAGTCAAAGATACAAGGTGCATCATTTGAAAAGAATGCTACATCTGGTGTAGGTGGACCTACTACTTATTTCTTTCATGAAGAAGCAGGTATTGCTCCTAAGATGATGCAGACATATGAATACTTGCGTCCTGCTATGTCTTCAGGTATGATGACAACAGGTCAATTTATTGCAGCAGGATCAGTGGGAGATTTAGAACAATGTAATCCTTTGAAAGAAATGATTATGAATCCTACTGCAAATGATATATATGCAGTACAAACTGATCTTATAGATGCAGAAGGGACTACTGGTATGGCAGGGTTATTTATTCCTGAACAGTGGTCTATGCCACCTTACATTGATGACTGGGGCAACTCACAAATAGAAGAAGCTATAGAAGCTATTGTAAGAGAAAGGGAAAGATGGAAAGCAGAACTAGGACCTGAGCAATATCAATTAAGGATATCTCAGAAACCATTAAATATTGCTGAAGCATTTGCATACAGAAAAGCGTCTGTATTCCCACAAGGTATACTATCTAAACAGATGAAGAAGATAGAAGAAAAACAATATGCTTATGAATTAATAGAATTAGATAGAGAACAGGAAGGTATAATTGCAAAGAGAACTTCAAAACTTCCTAT